GACCGCGTCATCACGCATCTGGTCCGGGAGAATCTGCGTCTGCGTCAGGATCTGATCGTCGAGAGGGACAGGAACAACGGATAGAGGAGCTGGAGGACAGGCTGCAGCAGATGAAGATGCGTGAGGTCATCTACAAGCGGCTATGTGAGGAGGCCAGGTTCCTGGTGGCCCGCTCCAACAACGAGGCTTTCGTCAGACGCTGGTTCAGCGATTACAAATCCATCCATGAGTGAGATCTATTCCATGAATGCCACGTTCATCCAGCCTATGGATGCAGGGGCTGACACCGAGGAGGAACACAACACGCTGGAGATCGAGATCATCGATCACGGCGATGGTCCGGATGTGGTGCTGCGTACTGAACGCTGGGCACTGGCCGGCAAGGAAGACCTGCAACGGTTCGTCGATGTACTCAGTGATCTGATCGACAAGGTGCAGGACAAGAGGATCTCGAGGAACAACTGATGAGTACCAAATGGAGGATCAAGTCCAGCCCGAGCAAGACGGTCGAGCTGTTCAATGACAATGCCGAGTTCCGGGTCGGTGAGATGAAGGAACGAGTCGTCATCTACGAGCGCAAAGGCAAGGTGTGCGTTCGCAGGTACAAGGAGTTCCTGGCGAAGTTTGAGCCGGTCGCATGAGCAAGATGCCGGCATGGAAACGCAAGAAGCTCATCGAAGAGGCGAGCGAATTGCGGAACTTCCCGAAGCTCATGCTGGGCCTCGAGGTGTATCCATGGCAGGAGAACGTGCTCGACGCCCTGTGCGCCAAGCATTCCAGGGTGGCGCTCAAGGCCGCCAACGGCTCCGGCAAGACCAGCATCGTCGCAGCAGCCGCCGTGGTGTGGCACTTGGTCATGTTCAAAGGCGCACTCTGCGTCTGCACCGCCGGCGTCTATCGTCAGGTGGCTGACGCCCTCTGGCCGTACATCAAGCGGTACACCAATGGCCTTGGCGGACCTGATTCCGGGTTCAAGGTCATCGATGGCGAGATCACCTACCTGCGGGCAGGCTGCAAACCGGGCGAGGAAAGCCGATGCATCGGATTCTCGGCGTCAAACCCGGAGAAGGCCGAAGGCTGGCACTGCCAAGGACCATCCAACAACCTGCTCTACATCATCGATGAGGCCAAGGCGGTGCCCGACGGCATCTTCCAGTCGATGGAACGCTGTCAGCCCAGCCGGGTTCTGATGATGTCCAGCCCGGGAGGTGCCGGCGGTTACTTCTACGAGGTGTTCCGGCGCAACGATGGCCGCTGGAAGACCTTCACAGTCACCGCATTCGACTGTCCGCACATCAAGAAGGACTGGATCGACGAGCAGTTTCAGCGTTGGGGCGAGAATCATCCGCTGGTGCGGTCCATGATCTATGCGGAGTTCATGGAGGACGACGGTTCGCTCACCGCTGTGCGGACTGCGGACTGGCAGAGATCAGTTTCTCAGCCTCCTGAGAGCAACGAGAAGGCGCATCGGCTCACCGCAGGATGCGATTTTTCCGCTGGTGGTGATGAAAGCGTGCTCTGCGTGCGCCAGGGCAACACCGTGAAGGGTCTGATCTCCTGGAAAGATCGCGATACCATGAATTCCATTGGGAAATTCATCTATCAGTTCCGGAAATGGGGCCTGAAGTCCGAGGATATCTACGCAGATGTCGGTGGAATGGGTGTTGTCATGTGCGACGCACTCAAACAGGAGGGTTGGGACGTGCGCCGGGTCAATTTCGGTGAAAAAGCCATCCGAGATGACCAGTTTGTGTCCCGGGGAGCCGAGATGTGGATTGAATTCGGACGATCCGTTGAGAAGAACGAGATCAATCTTGGTCCGGCAGGCAATGACGACATCCTGATCAACCAATTCATCACCCGGAAGGTCCGGACCAACGGAAAAGGCAAATTGGCGCTTGAATCCAAGGATGAACTGCGGGCCAGAGGCATCGCGTCACCGGACCGGGCCGACGCCATGGTGCTGGCGTTCTGCGGCGGAGGCGGTAAACGCATGGACGAGTACATGAAAGCACTCGGCGAAGACGGTCGTAGCCTCCTGGAACGCATGGAGGATGAAATTGGCCCTCTGGAAGGCGGCGATGAGGGTGCGCTTGTAGGTTGTGAGGTCGGCGGATAAGCATTGACACATATGATGAACACCAGTCAGCGGAATGGATTGCACGGTCAGATCGAGGATGCCGTCGATCAGAGGCAACCTTGGGAACTGCGCCAGTCTCGCTGGTACGAGCTGCGGCATCACGGCCTGCGTCGTCAGAACAAGCCGTGGCTCAAGGCATCCGACATGCACTGGCCGCTCATCGATACCCAGATCGAGAAGCTCAAGCCGCTGTTCCTCCAGCAGGCACTCGGCATGGACGTGGTGGCCAGCTTTGTCCCCATGCGCCAGCAGCTCAACGCCTACACCAAGGTCGCCGAGGACTGGTTCAACTATAAGATCCGCGAGAAGACCAACTTCCAGGAGGAGATCCTGTCCTGGGTCGATTACACCCTCATGTCGGGTCGGGCGGTCATCAAATGCTTCTGGAACCCGGGCGACAAGAAGGTCGGATTCGACGCCATCGACCCTCTCTACTTCCTCGTCCCCGCCTACACCGTCGATCTGCAGGACGCGGACTGGGCTGTTCAGGTCATGCCCATGAGCGTGGCCGCCTATAAGCGTATGGCGCGTCAGATGGGCTGGAAATCCGACAAGGCCACCATCGACAAGATCCGTGGCAACCCGCAGGAGGACAACATCCCCGGCACCAACGTCGAGTCCGACGTCAAGAACCTCCGGGAAGGCATCACCTACACCAACAACCCGGACATGATCATTGTCTGGGAGGTCTACCGTAAGACCGAGGCCGGAAAGTGGGAAATCTACACTTATTCCCCCGCAGACAAGTCGATCGACCTGCGTGAGCCTATGGAACTTCCCTACGACCATGGGCAGCTTCCCTTCATCGACTTCCCCTACGAAATCAAGGACAAGGGTTGGTTTTCGCCCCGCGGCATCTGCGAGATCCTGGCTCCGTTCGAGCTGTCGATGACCTCGATGTGGAATCACAAGCATGATGCCATGACGCTCTACAACCGGCCGCTGTTCCGCGCCGAGCGTGAGCTGCCCAACAGCATCAACCTGCGTTTTCAGCCCGGCCAGATCCTACCCTACGGTGTCGCGCCGGTCACCATGCCCCAGCCGCCCATCTCGTTCGACGTCGAGATGAACAACACGCGGGCCATCGCCGAGCAACGCATCGGCACGCCGGACTACGGCATCAACTCGATGGTGGAAGGCCAGAGTTCCCGCCGCACTGCCACCGAGATCAAGTCGATCAATGCCCAGGCCATGCAGTCTGGCGATCTTCGTGCCCGACTCTTCCGCATGTCGCTTGGCAAGCTCTATCGCCAGGCATGGAGCCTCTACATCCAATACGACAAGCAGAGCCTCCAGTACCGGTTCGCAGAAGATTCGCTCTCAGCCGATCCTGTGGCCCTTCATGACCAGTATGAACTCGAGCCCAAGGGAGGCATGGACATGGTCAGTCGTCAGGCCATGGTCAATCAGGCGATCGCACGCAAGCAGCTCTTCGCGCAGAGCCCGTGGGTGGATCAGGTCGAACTGGATAAATCGATCATGGAGCTGGACGACCCGACTCTGGTGAAGCGGCTCCTTCGGGACCCCGGACAGAAAGCTCAGGACGAACTCGAGGACGAAGCCAAGCTCATCCCGACGCTGCTCGTTGGCATTCCTGTGCCGGCCAAGCCCGGACAGAACTTCGCAGGCCGCATCGGCGTCATCATGCAGTACCTGCAAGGCGCCCAGCAGCAGGGACAGCAGTTCCCGCCACCGGCCATGAACGCCATCATGCAGCGGCTGGATTCGCTGCTGCAGGGCTACGAACAGGTGGCCACCAACGAGGCTCGCAAGCTCCGCAAGGACATCCAGACTTACTTCGAATCCACCGGCATGCTGCCCAACCCGAAGCAGCAGCAGCAGATTCAGGCGCCTCAGCCAGCACCGCCTACGGCCCAACCCGTCGTTGAGCAGCCAGCCCTACCCGTATGATGTGCATCAAATGCCGGTATTTCGTCCAAAACACATGCAGAAGGTATCCCCCGAGCGGGAGACCAAGCTCATGGCCTACCGTCCTTCCGGCAGAATGGTGCGGCGAGTACAGCGCGATACTCTCGGTGAATGCGAGTACTGCGGAGACGAATACGAAATCTTCAGTCTCCGTTTCGATCGAGCCGGCTTCAGATACTGCCAAGAGTGTGCAGGAGAAGCTCAATAGGCTTAGGAAAGAAAAGGCATCCATTCTTTAATATGGCCGAATACCAAGGAAAGAAGGTCACTCTCAACAAGCCGTTCTACACGCCCGGCGAGAAGAAGAAGAGTGCTGTCTACGTCCGCAGTCCCAAGGGCACCGTGATCAAGGTGCGATTTGGTGATCCCAACATGGAGATCAAGCGCGACAACCCGGAACGCCGTAAGAACTTTAGAGCCAGGCACAACTGCGATAACGCAACCGACAAGACAACGCCTAGGCATTGGTCGTGCAAAGCCTGGTAAATCGCATGATCCGTTTCATTTCAAAGCTCAAGGCAGCATGGACATTCAGCCGGCATCAATGCTGGGTGAATCCGCTTCCATGGGAAAAGACAGACGCCGTCGCATTGGCCGCCTTCTTCAAATCGGAGACCGGCAAGAAGTTCAGGGACGCATTGCTCAATACCGTCCTCATGCAGAATGCGTCGGCGCTGGTCGACAAAAACCATTTGCAATACTCAGCAGGCTTTGCCATGGGTCAGGCCAGCTTGGTCAAGGTCATCGAGATGATGGCCGATGAATCAGCTATCTCGGATTCTGACAATGATACCGGTCAGGATACGATCACTTAGGGTATCACAAATACGGTAGCCAGAGCGTGCAGTCTGGCTAACGAGTTACATAGCACATGAGTGAAGCATTAACCGCTGATGGAGTGCTCTCGATGGCGAGGGACTTCGATGCAGGTGTCGATATCGACAATCGGGAAACCCCTGAGCCTCAACCCGAGGCGCAGAGCCCCGATGCGAGTTCTCCTGTGGAGGATTCCGCCAGCACCGAGTCCAGCAATACCGAGGAAACCCCAGAGGCAAGTTCCTTGAAAGAGACCGAAGCTCCGAAACAGGAGCCCAAGTCCGAATCGCAGAAGAAGGAGTCCAAGTTCGCCAAGGAGGAGGCTCGCAAGGCCAAGACCTGGTCGGAAATCAACGCCGAGAAGGAGGCTATCAAGGCCCAGAAGGAGGCGTTGGCCCGCGAACGTGAGGAATGGCAGAAGTCCCGGCAGACCGCCGAGACCAGTCAGACCGACCAATTCCGGGACGATAAGGGATTCACAGCCCAGGACTATGAGCAGGCCGCAAAGGAGTTCGATGCAGATGGGGATCGCGAACTCGCCCAGGCCGCCAGAGCCAAGGCAGACGCTGCTCGAAAGGCAGCCGGTGAGCACCAAGTCAAACTCCAGCAGCAACAGTTCCAGAAGGCTTGGGAAGACGCATATTCGCGTCTCAGCGATAAAGAACCGTGGCTGAAGGATCAGAACTCCGAGCAGTACAAGAAGGTCGTTGGCCTTCTGAACAACTACAAGGTGCTGACCACCATCCCTGACGGGCTGACTCACGCCGTGGAACTTGTGAAACTGCAAGATACTGCGACTCGGGCTCAGGCAATTGAATCGGAGAACAAGGCGCTCAAGGAGCAGCTAGACAAGCTCCAGAAGAAAACAGCCATAGGTAAGAGTGTGCCGGCCGGACCGCTCAAGGCAGAGGAAAGTGACTTTGCCAAACTCCCGCTCAAGGAGCAGCGGGAACGTCTGATGAAGGCGTCGCGGGAATTCGACCGCTCACTAGACTGAGGCACCATACCGTAACTTGTTATGCCAGTAACCACTTCAACCACGCTCACCAACCAGTTCCAGAACTACTTCAGCAAAGAGCTGCTCAGCATCGTCCAGCAGGAGACGATCCTTGATCAGTTCGCGATGAAGGCGCCGATCCCCAAGAACAACGGTAACAAGGCCATCTCCATGTTCCGTTTCGGGTCGCCCAGCATCTCGGGCGTCCAGACGATTGCGTCTGAGGGCACCGCGATCAGCTCTGCGAACTACCGCGCTCTGGCGCTCAACAAGCTCGACAAGTCCCTCGCCCAGTACGGCCAGGTCATCGGGCTCACCGACATCCTCCGTGCTACGGATCTGTTCAACTCCCTCCAGCAGGCCACCAAGACCTCCGGTCTGGACATGGCTCTGTGGGTTGACTCGGTCATCCGTAACACCCTGATCGGCTCCAACCTCACCGCCAGCGGTTCCTCCATCGGTTCCGCCGCCGAGGGTGGTGGCACCTTCGACAACAGCGACGCCTGTAACACGGCCGCTGGTTCCGGTGGTATCAAGGTGTACGGCAACCCCGCCACGCTCACCACGCAGACCTTCTCTGCGTTGAACAGCGCGACGTCCGCTGCTGACGCCACGATGACCGCTTCGGCTGTCCTCGACTCCATGACTCGGCTGAAGCGCAACCGCGCTCCGCTGATCAATGGTGGCTACGTCCTCGCCACCGATCCTCGTGTGGCCCGCGACCTGATGCGCGACAGCGACTGGCTCAATGCCTCGAACTACGGCAACAAGGGTCAACCCTTCTACAAGGGCGAGGTTGGCTCCATCTACGGCTGCCGCGTCGTCACCCAGACCAACTCGTTCGTCAGCACCGGCTCTGCCACCGCCGCCGATGAGTTTGTCTACCAGGCTAGCGCCGCTGGTGGTGGTCTTGCCGTCAGCAAGGACATCATTGCGTCGTTCTTCTTCGGCAACGAGGCGTTCGGTATTCCTCACCTCACCGGTGATGATCCGCTCTCCCCGAAGATCGTGATCACCGATACCCCGGACAAGTCCGACCCGCTGAACCAGCTCGTCACCGTCGGCGTGAAGATCTACTTCGCCACGCTGCGTCTGGCCGCCGGTAACACTGGTTCGACCGGTAACCCCGTCTGGTACCTCGTTCACCGCACGAAGACCTCGACCACCCTGTAATCACATGAAGAAGACAGCCACCATCATGGTGATCGCTGTCGGCCCTAGGGGGCATCGCCGACAAGGTGGTGCCCCCCTTTCTCATTCCGCTTGCGGACATGATATGGCCGATGAGAATCCGCCCATGATTTCTATTCCTGTTGAGGCGCTCGCCACTGATTCCGAGAATGGCGAAAATGTGACCCCTGAAGTCGGTGATGAAGTCACCCTGAACGAGGTCAAAGGCGTCCTCAAGAAACTCGACAACGGAGAAGCCTACGTCGAGATCAAAAGCGTCAATGGCATGCCCGCCGAGTACGAGGAGAAAGGCGAGAAGTACGACATGGAGGAAGGCCAGTCCATGGACGAGAAGAGCATGCGGAAGATGGTCGAGGACTACGATTCGGAGAACGAGTAATGCCCATCTACTCCTTCGAGAACAATGGAAGGACCGTCGAACAGATCGTTCCGATGGGAACCGATTCCATCACTTTGGAAGGCAAGACTTGGCGGAGGTCCTGTATCAACAGGATCTCCCCAGTCGGATTCGCAAAGCAGTCGGAGCTTAAGGACGAAGTCAAACGTGGCTTCTACAACATGGAGCAGCGCCAAGGCAGTCGTTTCGAGAGCACCTTCACGAAGAACCAAATAAGAAAGATCTGGGAAATATGAGTTCAATCAATGCCGATCTGGCCGTCGAGTTGAGCATGGGAAGCGCAGGCTTCTCGCTTGTAACGGCGACAACGCTTCAGACTGGTCCGTTCTGCAAATTGCAGGTCGTCACCAACGCTGTCTTCACTTCTATCTCCGGAAACGGGATTGGTGGAACCTGGTCAGCAACGACGATTCCTGCGGGAACAGAGATCGTCGGACCCATCACCAGCTTCCAGCTCGCGTCTGGTGCGGTGATTGCTTACAACGGCATCATCAACTCGTAAGGATCTGATTCGTGGCTGACGTAAAGATCACAGGTCTTGCGCCGATCACAGTAATTGATCCGGCAGTTGATCCTCTGCCAATCGTCGATGTCAGTGATACATCGATGTCCCCTACTGGGACGACCAAGAAGGTAACGGTCGCTCAGTTGTTCTCGGCAAATCCAAACGCCGAGTTCACCAACCTGACAGTTACCAACACGATCACTGTTGGTAACGATGTGTTGATTGGCAGCAGCATTCAGGTCGGCGACCTGACAGCCAATCAGGTGGTCTTCGCCGATGGCAGTAAGTATCTACAGACCAAGACGCCTGTAGATGCCAGGACTGCCTTACAGACCACCACCTACACCCACGTTCAATCGGTGTCTGCAAACCCTTGGGTGATCAATCACAACCTCAATGCTTACCCGACTGTTTGGGTGATCGATCCTCTGGGTCGCGCAGGATGGACCGAGGTTGAGTATGTCGATGCCAATACCGTTCGAGTCCACTTCCCCGGGTCACAGACCGGAACCGCTTATCTGAACTTCTAACTAGATCCAATCATGCCAGTCCCATTCCTTAGCTCGATCACCCTGAACAAGAACGAGGTTCAGGACTTCAAGGTCTTCAACTATGCAGGCGATGTCACGCCTTTGACCGGGACCGACATCGGCTATTTCTGGACCAACACGACCGGTGGTAAGACGCTTCGTTGGTGGGATGGCGCTGCTGTCCGCACGGTGCTCGACACATCTTCGTCTATTTCCGGTTCTCAGATTAGTGGGAACATCACGGGTGGATCTGGTTTTGTAGCTAACGCCCTAACCGCTGGCAGTTATCTGACGTCCGGTGGGACATTTGATGGATCTGTTGCTCGCACGTTTGCGGTTGACGCCACTGACGCCAACACTGCCAGCAAGATAGTAGCGCGTGACGCATCTGGTAACTTCTCCGCCGGAACTATCACGGCCAGCCTGTCTGGAAACGCCACGACAGCGACGACCGCTACGACTGCAACAAATGTCGCTGGAGGTGCTGCTGGAGAGCTTCTCTACCAGAGCGGTCTTGCTACGACTGCAAAGCTAGGTGTTGGAACGGATGGATACATCCTCACCTACGACGGAACCAACACGAAGCCGAAGTGGTCTGCTTCGATTCCTGCTGGCTCTGTTTCTGGACTGGCCGCTTCTGCGACAACCGATACGACCAACGCTGCGAACATCACCAGCGGTCTGTTGCCTTTGGCTCGCTTGGCGTTGGCTACGGGTCAGTTCTATGTCGGTGATGCTTCCAACAATCCTGCAGCCACTGCCAAGTCCTCGATCTCGTTGACCGGATTTGGCGCTCTGACTGCGGATCTGGACATAGCTGGGTTCAACATCATCAACAGCGGAAACGTCACCTCTGGATCGTCCGGATCCACGCTGGCTACCAAGGGTTATGTTGACTCGGTGGCTCAGGGTCTAGACGTCAAGGCAAGTTGCTTAGTGGCGTCCACGGCTGACATCAATCTGAGCGCACCAGGAACCGGACTGATCGACGGCATTGATCCGGCAACATTCACCAGCGGCACCACTCGAATCTTGGTGAAGGACCAGAGCCTTTCTCAGCAGAACGGCATCTACATCTGGAACGGCACCAGTTCCGCGATGACTCGTTCGCTGGATGCCAACACTTGGGATGAGCTGGTTGGCGCGTTCACGTTCATCGAGGATGGTTCAACAAATGCGGACTCTGGCTGGGTCTGTACGGCCAATGCAGGTGGCACGCTTGGGACGACTCCGGTTCCATTTGTTAAGTTCTCACAAGCCGGTTCCTACACCGCCGGAAACGGCATGGTGCTGTCGGGTGGCGTGTTCCACTTCGCGCAGGACACAAACTATACTGCTGGCCGCATCCCGTTTGCTTCCGGCAACACCACAATCGGGTTCAATGCCAATCTGTTCTGGGACAACTCGAACAGCCGACTTGGCATCGGGACGGCGACGCCTGCGGCAACTGTCGAAGTTAAAACAGCCTCTTCGGCTGGCTCTGCTTACATTAGCGCGGATTCGACCGGAGGATCCTTTAGGGCTTCTGGACATGTCCAGTTTTATACCGACAACGCCGTTTACGATACCATCTGGTTCAAGGCCAATAAGGGCTCCCAGAACATGCGGTTGACGGATGACGGCAACCTTGGGTTGGGGGCCACTCCAAGCGCGTGGGACTCCGGAATGCGCGCATATGAGCTTGCTGGAGGAGTTTCTTTGGCGTGGGCCGGTGGACCTCAGACGTTTCTGACGAACAACTGCTACTTTAAGTCTGGAGGCCCTTGGAGATACAAACTGGTACAAGCTGCGAGCTACTATTACCAAAACTCTGGAAAGCATGCTTGGTACACCGCTGCATCTGGAAGTGCCGACACAGACATAGATTTCGGATCGGCGAAGATGACCCTCGACGCCTCGGGGAATCTGGGCATCGGATGTACTCCATCATTCAAACTAGATGTCCAATCTTCTGGCTCAAACACCAGAATAAATTCAGTAGATGCGACTGGAGCTTACATTGTCTGGTCAAACAACGGAACAGCTAAAGGATATGTCGGATCAGCTTATCATCTTGTTTCAAGCGGTTCAGCCAACAATTTTGCGATTCGATATGAAGGCGACCTGCAACTTTCCGCAGGTACATCAGTAAAAGCCACCCTCGACGCCTCGGGGAATCTGCTCCTCAAGACCAACGGCACCGCCTCCGCACCGACCATTGCCAACGCGGACGACACCAACACCGGTCTCTACTGGCCCAACGACTCCGACACCCTCGCGCTGGCGGTGGGCGGGAGTGATGCGATCTACATTGATAGCAGTCGGAATGTTGGGATTGGGACTTCGACGCCTCAATACAGAACACAAATCACGAGCACCTCTAACAATGCGGTGACAAACGCCCTTGCGTTGCACAATGGTTCAAATGCCGCAGGAACTGGAACAGGCGTTAGGCTGTTATTCAAACTAGCAAACTTTCAAGACGCCGTTGAGAACAGAAAGTACGCATCGATCGAAGGAATATCGACTTCAAGTTTTAATGAATCAATTGACTTAGTATTCAAAACACAACAGTCCGCTGCTTCTGGAGATGTATCCGAACGCCTCCGCATCAAGTCCAGTGGCCAGATCAACTTCACCGGCCTTGCAGCGGATCCCACTGGTGCGGCTGGCGACCTGTACTACAACAGCACCAGCAACACCCTCCAGTACCACAACAACAGCGCGTTCCAGCAGTTGAGCCGGAAGTACACGGTGGCGCTGAACGATGGAAGCGTGACTGTGGCGGGCAATGCCTATACGATCACTCACAACATGGGCAGCAAGGACATCACTGTCAGCGTTCGACGAACCACAGATAACGTGGTGGTCTTGACCGATGTGTCCATGCCCAGCGACACCACTGCAACCATCACCTTCGCTGCGGCCATCACTGCTGCGGACTACACCGTCACCGTCATCGGATAATGGACTTTCTCAACGTAGCAACCTTCGGAACCAGCTCGTCTAGCACTAAGGTGCTGGTGCTGGATGGCAACACCGTCAAGTCGCGCACGGCATCACAGGTTGTGACGGACGGGGGTGGTGGAGGATCTTCCAGCCAAAGAACAGACCTCGCGTTTTCAAACCCATCACTATCTCAACAGTCAGCAATTCCAGCTTCCGGCAGTGGAACCAATCCATATCCATTCAACGGAGCAGACAAATATGCCTCGCGATACAAACTTAACTTTGTTCCAACTAATTATCAGATTTCTATCATTATCTACACTGAGATTGATTCAACAACTGTAACAAGTGCTGTTGGTCTAGCTTTAGAGAAAAGCACGGATGGGACGAACTGGGAAAACGTTTACAACTGGGATCTTCGAGACATTGATGGTTGGACTTCAACGTCTGGATCAGTCTCGTTCACTGGAACACCATCCAACACATTTTTTAGATTCAACTACTACAATGCTGGATATAACGACAACGTGACATTTAACCACTACAACTTGGTGCTTTCCCTCTGGAACTAACCTTGCCCCCGCTCACTCTCTAGCTACCATCGCGCTCCTATGACCATCGAACTGAACAAAGAACAAGCTCAAGTCCTCATCAACCTCCTCGACGTGGCCGTCAAAGCTGGCGGCATCCAAGCTGCTCGTGCTGGCGTCTTCTTCACCGATCTTGTCTCTGCGGCTGCTGCCAAGGAGGAAAGTCTCAACAAAGAAACTAAGGAATAGTCATGAATTGGATCATCGAACAGATGTGGGTGAAGCCCGCTGAAGGGCCGCTCACCAACGTCGTTGTCACGGCTGCCTGGCGCTGTAATGGCGAGCAGACCAGCGGTGGCAAGACCTACACCGGAACCTGCTACGGCACCGCCTCCTTCGAGGCTCCAGATCCGAGCGCCTTCGTGCCGTACCCGAATCTGACCGAGGCGGATGTGCTCAACTGGGTGTGGGCTGCTGGCATCGACAAGACCTCCACTGAGGCGTCTGTGCAGAGCCAGATCGCGAACCAGATCAACCCTCCGATCATCGTTCCGCCTTTGCCTTGGAACTCTCAGCCCTGATAGTCATGAACATCGATTCCCAGAATCACGGCGGTCATCCACTTGGGATTTTGGCAGCAGCGGGAGCGGTAACTATCGCATCTCTGATTCCCGCGCTGACCATGTGGATCCAGTTTGTAACTGCGGTCATCGGTCTAATACTCATGCTCTGGGGTGCCTATCGAACCATCAAGAAATACAACAATAAGGATTCCAATGAATGACTCCATCAAATCTCTCGTTCGCCACATCCTCTCCGCTGCCGGTGGGTTCCTTGTCGCCAAGGGACTCGTTTCCGCTGATCAGCTTCCCGAGGTTGTCGGTGCTGTCATCACGCTCGTTGCCGCTGCCTGGGGAATCCTGTCCAAGAAGAAGGCCACTCCTCCTGCTCAGTGATCATCGAGCAGATCCTCACCGCGATCCTCAAGTTTGTTGAGTCGCTTCTGAGAAAGGACCAGACCAGTGAGGACGCAAAGAAGCAGCCAGATCTCAAGGATCGCCTGCGTCGTCGCATTGCTGAACATGAGCAGCGGGTGCGCGACGCGGGTGATCCTCGTTCCTGAAGGCGAGCCAGTTCGCATCGCCGAGCCGATCAAGGCTAGAGTCTGGGTGCTGGACTCGCAGGGCAACAGCATCAGATCTCAAAACCGCGTGACAATTCCAGCCGGCTGGTACGCACTTCCAAAAGACTGATATGGGTTCCACACTGACAGGTTCAACAGTCGCCAGCACCTACACTGGCCTGCTCAAGACGAGCGACACAGGCGCCATCAACTCCACGCTCAAGACCATCTCGGATGGTTCTGGAAACGATTCCGCGCTTCAGCTCTCCACCACCAGCGTCAACATTGCTGCTGCTTCCGGAAACTTCACGATCGCGACCGACAAGCTGACTGTCGCTGGTGCAAGCGGCAACACGGCTGTCGCTGGAACCCTGTCGGCCACTGGCAACTTCGCGATCAACACCAACAAGTTCAACGTCACAGCAGCCAGCGGAAACACCACATGCGCTGGTTCTCTGACGTTGACGACAGGATCCCTGACGGTTGGCGGTAGCACCAGCGTTGCTGGCAATATCACGACAAACGGCTATGTGATCCTAAACAATGCCTATGGCATTCAGCAGAACTCTGCTGGTGGATCCAATACGTTTGCGGGAACGAGCACGTTCAACGGACTGGCAGTCTTCAACGGCGGCATCTCGTTCAACTCGAACATCACGCTGGCCAACAACCTGACCGTCAACGGCACCACGACGCTCAATAGCGTGGCTGCTTTGAACGGAAACATCACGCTTGGGGATTCGGCTGCAGACACGCTCACGGTAGCTGCCACGCCTACGTTCAACGCCCCGGCGACGTTCAACGGCAACGTCACGATCGGAAACGACGCAACTGACACCCTCGCGATCAACGCGGCGTTCAACCCAGCGACAGAGACGATCGCTGCTGGAGACTTTGTTCTGATCCAGGACGTCTCCGACTCCAACAAGATCAAAAAAGCAACAACGTCTTCGCTTCAATTTGCCACAAAATATGTGAGCGCAGAGTTTGCTTTGCCCACTGGAAATGCAGATAACATATTGAATGTGGCTCATGGACTTGGAGGAAGGCCGGACATCGCAATGGCGCAGTTGGTATGTCAGGTTGCAAATAATGGATATGAAGTTGGCGATATCATAAATACATATGACTGCGCCGGAGGCCAGTATTCTCCTGCTTTTAGTTTTGGATTCAACTCTTCAAACATTTATTTGAATAGAATGACTGTTTCCGGGCTCCTGGTTACATGGAGAAACATCCCTGGAGAAGAACCAACTGAAGTTAGAATAGATTTGTATCCAGAACATTGGAAAGCTCGCGTTGTGGCAATTAAATTTAATTAAGCCATGACTCCTTCCCAGATCGCCCAAGCTGCCTGCGATAAGCTGTCGTTCTCGGACTCCGCGACTCTCGCGTTGGCCAAGAAGTTCTGCATCCGCAGGTATTCCATGATCTGGGATTCCTGTCTGTGGAACGACACCCTCGGAGTCGCTTCCAAGTCGGTCGATGCCCAGACTGAGATCATCAAGCTGGACACCTACGTCACGTCCACCTACAGCGCCTTCATCAACAACTCCATGTATCTGGATATGCCTGTGGCTATCCGGTTCACGGTGAATGGAAACAGTGATGGCATCGAGCTTCCTGCGGCTGAATGGCAGTCCTTCTTCCAGCTAGACCCTAACACCTGGAATAACGTTGAGTCCCGCCGCTCCACGCCAGGCAACTTCATCAACCTGTCCCGGTTGATCAATGATGGCGTAACCACCTACGGCGACTCTGGGATCCCTCAGATCAAGCTGGTCCCTACGCCTGACCAGAACGGAACGCTGTTCATCCTCGGCAAGCGTCAGTCGCCCATGCGGCAGTTCGGCGAGGATGCCACGATCGCAAACAACCAGATCTTCGAGATCCGGGGCATCGAGAACGCGCTGATGGCATTCACCGAGGGTGATCTGCTCGAGTACTCGCGTCAGTACGGGAAAGCGCAGGCCAAGTTTGGTGAGGCCGCTGCACATGTCGGAACAATGAAAGACATGGAGCGTGGCCAACAGCAGCAGATCTCGCGCATCATTCCTGATTCGCTCTACGACTGGACCTTCGACGACATCGCCTAACCATGCCTTTCAAAGCCAACGACAGCCTGGACGACGAGATTCTGTTGGATGGCACGAACGGCTTCACGACAGGTCAGGTCAGCGCAACTCGTCCAGACAACATCGCCAACACGTCGTACTCAGATGGTTTGAACCTCGACTACGATGACTTCGGGAATCTGGTAACCCGGCCTGGATGCACTGTCTTCAAGGGGCTGGATACGATCAACCAGCTCTGGGAAGAAATCCTGGCGAACTGGGAGTCTGTCACTGAGTATTGGGGCTCCAATCTTCCGGTCACTGCCAACATCGTTTCCGGTTTCTACTTCGACACGGCTGCTGCCGAAAGATTGGTCGTTGCGGTGTCGAACAACAACGTCCAGAGGCTGTACTACTCCGGATCGAACAACCTCTACACGTTGATTGCAGGCAGTTCGTTCTCGGACTCTGCCAAGTACATCTACTTCGCACAGCTCAACGACAAGCTGTACTATTGCGATGGCTTCGGAGCACTGGCCTACATCACTGCTGCGAATGCCAACAGCTCGATCACTGCCGGCAAGATCAGCCGCATCGATGTCATCAACCAAGGTGATAATCATTCTGACATTCCGACAGTAACTATTGCGGCTCCAAGCCCAGGTCCTGGAACGACCGCCACTGCTGTGGCCGTGATATCTGGAGCCGGGAATCTGGTTGCGGTTAACATTACGAACCCAGGAAGCGGATACACGACTGCACCTTCGGTTACATTCTCGACCACAAATCAGTCGCATGCTGTTGCATTCATCTCTCTTGCGCCGCCAAGTCAGCCGATCTTCCTGACGACACATACGCAGCGGCTCTTCTGCGCTTCAGCCAACACCACCAACTATCCGGATACGCTCTTCTTCTCGGACATCCTCGACGGTGAGTCTTGGGACCCAGCTGGATCTGTCCGCGTCGGTGGTGATGGCGATCCGATCACAGGACTCTACTCGTGGTTCGGGAACAAGCTGCTCGTCTTCAAGGAGCGATCCATCTGGGCTGTAGACGCCAACCCGCAGGAAGATCCTGCTGATTGGGTCGTGTCTCTGATCAGCGGAAACGTAGGCTGCATCTCGCACCGATCGATCGCCGCTGTCGGCGCCGACGTCATGTTCCTGGCTCGAGACGGCGTTCGATCACTGGCTCAGATCCAGGCCGGAACCCAGACTGACGTTGGCCTTCCTATCTCCGCACCCATCGGCGACATCATGTCGCAGATCGATAGGTCCAAGTATCAGTATTGCGACGCTGTCTACTGGAACAATCGGTACATGCTGGCTGTTCCAAAGAACCTGGATCAGGTCCAGAACAGCAACTATGACATCCTGCTGGAGAACGGCAACAACCTGGCAGCAGAGAACGACAACACTCTCGTCACCAACATCCTGCACAACAACACGGTGTATGTGTATCACCTGTTGGCCAAGGCATGGCTGGGTGAATGGGACAATTGGCAGGTCACCGACTTCATTCCGACATCGTTCTCAAACATGGGGCAGATCCTCATGTTCTCTGGAGCCGTATCCAACGTGGAGAACGCTCCGGGACAGATCTACATCTTCAACGACTACATCCCGGAGACTCGGTTCAATCCTTCCAAGATCTCGAACTTCAGGGATGCAGGCCAATCCTACAACTCTGCCGTCGTCACCAAGGCGTACGCATTCAACGAGCCGATGGTCGACAAGATCGGGTACAACGTGCAATTCAGCACCGACAACCCGTATTCCGATTGGTCTCCTGAGATCTCATGGAGCTACTCGCTCAACATGAGTGGGTCCTTCACCAGCTTGGACAACAAGGTCATCGTTCCATACAACACCTACAAGTATCAGAAGTCCTACAACCTGATCTCGAAGGGCCGTTGGAACTCGATCCAGTTCAAGCAACGTTGCACTGATGGCAAGATGACGGTGCAATCGATCATCGTCACTGGCTTCCCGCAGAACATCAAACCGCAGCAATGACGGCCCACCCAACACTGATCTCAGCAGCAGCAGTGTTGAAGAGGAAGTGGCCGACGTGTCGGAGATGGACCCGGGAGCAACTCATCAACTTCCTGGCATTCTTCAACGAGAAGCGTCAGTTGGGCATTGTGGTCGATGAGGGCAGATGCGTCGGGGTTGGGATCGTCCGCATCTTGAAGGATGAGAACGAAGCAAATGACCCAAGGCTGACCGACAATTCTGGACACATCGCTTGGGTCGAAATTGTGGCAACGACCAAGCCGATGGCAGTTCAGACGCTGTTCCTGGGCATGCTGCGATTCTGTAAGATGAATGCACCGAATGTGACCCTGCTCGGCGGAAGACATACGCCTACGGGTGCTCACCGCTTGTACCCCTTCGATCGATACTTCAATCTCGTGACGAACAAAAGGATCTCCTATGGGTGGTGACTATGAAGCGCCAAATATGGCGGCAGCAAACCGCGAAGCTGTCTTGGCTCAGGCCGAGACGTTTCCTTTGCTCAGGCAGATCGAGGCTGCTTCTCGTCTAGGACGAGAGATCACATACACCGATCCTCGCACCGGGAAACAAGTCACTCAGGACTTCCGTGGCATGTCGGACATCGACGTGTCTCGCGAGATCGCCAGGGCGATGGCGGATATTGCTCCTGAGCTGACTCAGAAGCAGTTGGATCTTGCGAAGGAATACGGAACTGAGTTTGCAGCCCAACGTCGGCGTGAACTCGAGACTGCGGACCCGGAGCGTTACAAGCTCTACGACCAGTTTCTGCAAAACCTTCAGTCTGGAAAGGCTGCGGTTGAGACTGGAGCCCCTGAAGTTCCTGAGTACGAGCGCGTAGCCACTCCTGCCGAGATGCGGGACACCGGCATGACGGCGTCCATGCGGGCCGATTTGGAGAAGCAGGTCGCAGGTGAGCTGGCTCAGGCTGGTTCACTTCCTCCAGGACTCCAGAGGGCCACTGAGCAGGCTCTGCGGGCTCGAGGAGCTGCCACTGGAAACATCCTTGGCAATGCGGCGGCTCTGCGCGAAGCCCTTGGAGTTTCGCAGGCCATTCAAGCCTCCGACGAACGGCGCCGAGCACAGGCGCTTGGGCTGCTGCAATCTGGTCAGTCGACCAGCGATACGGCAAACCGTATGGCCCAGCAGTCGTTCCAGAACATCCTGGCTGCCACTGGCCAACGGAATACCGCAGCGCAGCAGACGTTCGCTGGTCAGATGGCTGCACAGCAGCAGCGCACGGCTGGTCAGCAGCAGAACATCGCCAATATCCAGTCTGCACTCGGGTTGCAGCCGATCGTATCGCAGGCAGCTCAGTTGGGTGGTCTGCAACAAGGCGCCTCCCCATTCGCTCAGGGACAATATATCCAAGGAATGCAACAGGCTGGCCCTGGCCAACTTCTTCAGTTGGGGTCCCAGTTTGCCCTTCAAAATGCTCAAAGCGAATTCCAAGCATCTCAGGCAAACAGCCCTATGGCGATTGCCCAGGGTGTTTCGAGCGTCATCGGAAACCTCGGGAAAGCCGCTGCAATTTGCCACGTCGCTCGACTCTGTGTTCCAGACGAATGGGAAGCGTTCTACTTCTGGAAAGAGCTGCTCGCTCCTGACTGGTTCCGCAATTTGTACAATACGCATTCCAAGGCTGTCGCTGGCTGGCTGGCCAACAAGCCGACGCTGCAGAAGCTGGTGGCCAAGTGGATGCGCTCAAAGATCTCGGAGGTGACCCATGGCTAGTTTCGCTGGAATCGCAAAAGGAATCGGAAATGTTGCCACTGGTGGGATTCTGAACGCACTGACCAAGAAGCCCGGAGAAACGCCTGAAGATCCGAATGCGGATCTGGCCAACATGAAGACGGATGATCTGAAGAAGATCGCCGCCTATGATCCCGGAGTTCTTGGTCGTCTTGGTAACCTTCTGACTGGAGGCATCCTCGGGGAGGCGACCGGCATGAACTCCAAGATGGATCGTGCTGGATCGGCCGCTGACATGATCCGCGAAGAGGAGATGAACAAGCGTCTGATGGATCGCATGCGTCGTCTCATCGCAGCGCAATCTCCTCAACCATTCACATCTCCAGAATCCATGCAGACGGGCGCTTTTCAGCAAAACAACATGGCTCCGGTGAGCCAGAACATGTTCTGATATGGCTACTCAATTTCCAAACGTAGACGAGCTTGAGCAGGCTGCTGCATATCGGCCTAGTGTTGGCGCCAATATCTTGAACCTGCTTACGGGCGGAATTTATGGAGGCGTCACTGGCAAGAGTCAGAAGGCAATGGAGGCGGCTGCTGCGCGACAGATGTTGCTTCAGGAACGAGCGCAGGAACGCGGTATGGAACGGGCCTTGTTCCGAAACAAGATGCAGACAGCCCTCGAGGAGGGTTTGCTGATTCCTGAAGGTGCGAGGAAAGAAGATCTGGATGCTCTGATTCAGCAGAATCGCATCAAACGGCTTCGAGAGGAATTGCGTGGATTCACTGGAACTGAACCTGCTGAAAACCTTTCTGTCGGCGAACTGCAAGGTCAGCTTAAACGAGCTGGTGCCGAAGCATCTCAGACCGCTGCAATGCGTTTGAGTGGCCAGCAGTCCAGAGCAATGCTTAAAGCTCTACAGGGACAAGGAGCTTTCCCGACTCCCATGGATACATCCAGGATTCCGGATGAACAGGCCATTGCTCAGTCAAAGATTGCTCAAGCTCAATACGAGCAATCCATTAAAACCGATGCAAGCCAGAGGCAGGAATTGAGAGAAATAGCTGCTCTTGATGCCTGGAGAAAAGAGACGGAAGCTGATGTCCCTGATCAGAAGAAGCTCATGGAGATATTCCCACGTCTTCCTGATACCTATCAGAAAGATCCAGCAATCAGGTCTCAGGTTGGACTTCTGAATACAATCAGTACAGATGAGAGGAAGAACCTAAGAGAATTGACTAGCGGTTATTCAAAGGGTGTTCAGCTGATTGGATCAATTCAGAAGCTGGTTGGAGAAAAAGATTACAACCAAGTTTCCGCAATGAGTTTCAACTCGCTTGAATCTTGGAGAAGGAATCAAGGGCAGGCTCTATTTCAGCAATCTCCTGAGTGGAGTCAGATCAATGAAATCACTCAGGAATTTGAGGATTACATGGCTGGTCGTCGTAAGAATCTTTTTGGAGCTTCGTTGACTGGAAATGAACTTGAAAGCGCAAGAAGCCTTTACGGAAATAAAAATTCGGCAAACTTTCTACCTACTTTGATTGGAATTCTTGATCGGCAATTTGCAAAAGACAGCATCAAGGAGGATTACGAAGATCTTGGATTATTTGTTCCTGATGCCCTCAAGAAGTCTGTTCAGAATAAACGGAATGAGTATTTGAAGATTAGGTCAACTTTATCCGCTCCATCATTGGAAAAGCCTGCCGCTCCAGCGGCTCCTGCACCTCAACCTACTAGACCTGCTGGCTCAAGTCGTGGCGGTTTGACACCTGAGCAACGAGCTGCGGCTGAACGTCGAGTCAACGAACTCTTGCAAAAGCAATAACATGGCACTTACCCCAGAAGAGCTTCAGGAACTTCAGGATCTCAGGGCGTTGCTGGCCGAGGAGCAGATTGGTCCTGCTCCAGTTAGATACACTCCAGGGGCATCTCCAGTAGGTGGCGGTGCAGCTATTCCCACGTCAACAACCATGGGAATGGAAACGCCCGCTGAAGCCAGAGCGAAAGTCGTGGAATATGGACTTCCTTTGGCAGCCGGAATCGCAACCAGAGGCCGAAGCGCACTTCAGCAGGCCATGATTCCTGCGTTGTCTGCGGTATTTGGGAAAGGATTTGCTCGGAAGCTAGAGGGTAAGGACGTCACTTCTCCGGAAGCTCTTCGTGAGGAACTTGCTGCTGGAATCGAAAGCGCAGTCCCTCCAACCAAAGGCACGCTGGCTGGCCTACGATACGCCTTGGGAACTGGAGCTGCAGGACTTACTGGTGCTGGAGTTCGAGGCGACATCAATAAAGAGACCGCTCTGAGAGACGTTGCTGTCTATGGTGGTATTCCGGCTGTCACAGGTGGTGCTTTCGGTCTTGGACAATCGGCTATAGACAAGTGGAAGAATCAGGCTCTCCGTGGGCAACGAGCGGCTGAAGAGATTGAGAAGATCGGACCTGGAGTTGTTCCGACATTTGGCCAGGCACTTCCTGAATACGCAGGACTCGAGGCGCGTGTCAGCTCTCAAGTCGGACGCAGGTCTTTGACTGAGGCGATGGAACGCCAGAATCAAGCGATTGCAGATGCTGTCGAAGCGATCGGTGGCGGACCTCGTTCAGAGACTCAAGGCATGATCTCAAACGCCTTGGAAGCCATGGGCGTTCGTGAACGTACTGACCTGCTCGCAGCCGCTGATAAAGTTTCCAAAGCGCGTGAAGCTCTTAAACTGGTGCAAGGAGGGGCTAGGGAGCAAGTTGTTCAAGATACACTCAGTAAAGCTGAGAAGGATCTCGAAGACGCGATCACAACCGGATTCATGGGTCGTTATACCATGAAAGGCGGTCGCCCGGAGTACTCTGGAGTCTTCGAGAAGATCAAAGCAGGCAAAGGCATTGAGTCTGCGACCATGCAGGCCAAGAAGGCGTTTTCGGATCAAGCGGATGTGCTGTTCAGTGATCCAAACATCGATACCGCAAAAGCCGGGTTCAACATTCTCGCGCCTGCTGGACGAAGTGGAACATCTGTTGGAGATGAAGTCGCCAAGGCATTCAGCGACTCACCCATCACCGCCGGCGGACAGATCATCAAGGAGTTTACTCCGTACTTTGGAAAGCTGATGGCGGTTTTGGACAGCCGTAGCCCAGCGTCTCTCGCAGAACTTCGATCGATCAGGGAGGATCTGTACAACGCAGCCGAAACTCAGGGCGCCGCATTCGGAACAAAGGCTCAGGCCGCACTCAAATCCATCGCATCAAAGATCACTGACACCATCAACGATCAGGCTGCTTCGGTGATGTCGCCTGCTGGTGCGAATGCCTTGTTCAAGGCCAACAAGTTCTACTCTGAGTTCCGGCCTAAGTTCGAGAACTACGGCGTCGAAAGCGCATTCATGGTTCGTGGTGCGAAACCCGGAACCACTGCGTCTCGAATGGCTGGAGAGGTTGCTGAAGAGGGTCTGGAAGCACCTTCGTATACCAATCTGATCGACTTGTTCGAGGGTTTGAAGAAGCAGGGTGTTGCCGGTGTTCCGGATACTGCTCCGATTCGCGATGCGCTGCGTGAAGGGCTGCTCAATCAGGTGATCACTCGCCCGGGAGATCAGGTCGTAGTTAATTTCCAAAAGCTGGCTGAACTCGCTGGCCAGGTTGAGTCACAGAGCCCAGGAGCCTTGAAGCAGCTTGGTCTCGGATCCATGGATGATCTGAATACGCTCATCCGGTTCAAGGCGTTTAGGGATGCCAAGCCAGGGCTCGACACGATTGTCCAAGCAATCAACAGCAGAACCCCGATCGGGAATGCCATTGGGGTTCGTGCGCTGCAGGACCTCAAGGATGTGGCCGACATCAAGTCGGTCGTGAATGCCCTTGAGCGGAAGGCCATTGGAACTGGCGGACAGGCAGGAAGCAAAGAGGCGGCCGAGGCGCTCGTTCAGGCTCGTGCCAATGCGATCAACGAGCTTCTGATCAACGTTGATAAACTTGGCAAATCGCCTCGGCTTGATGCGTTGTCTGACGTTCTGGATCCAAATGAGATGCGTCGTTACCGGGAAATCGTTGGACCGACGACGATGAACTTCATTGAGAATCAGGTTATACCAGGATTCAAACGCCTCGAGCAGTCTCGAGTAGCAGCCAGGCAGGCGGGATCTACTGTTACCGGTGCTGCCGAAGAACGGGTCATCAGTGGCGCCGTTCAAGCTCCGATCACAGCCATGACAAAAGGCCCTGTACGAGCCCTGGGAGACATGGTTGGCAACTGGCTTTCGCTCGTAAAGTATGACGTCATGTCAAAGATTTTGGCCCGGTCAGGTGGTGCAACCGGGTTCCGCAATCGGGCAGCCCAGTTGAATCGATTGCAGCAACTCACCGAGGGCCAACCCACGACTCAAGTGGTGCGTATCCTGAACGATTACGCTGAAGGAAAGCTCTTGAAGTAAACTCGGTGTTGACAAGTGTAGCAAACTGTTGCAACACTGTCCCCGATGAAGCTGCTGTCTCCCCGCCAAGTGGCGGATGCACTCGGGGTTCACGCCGAGACGGTGCGACGGTGGATACGAAGTGGTAAAGTGCCGGCCATCAAGGCCACTGCACGCACCATCCGAGTCCGCAGTGAAGTCCTTGAGTCCTTGATGACTCAGGCAACCAAATCGGCACCGAAACACAAATGAACAACATGCAACTCGCAGTGGCTGCCCCTTCGGCCGCCAATGAAGTCTACGACCGTATCGCTGAACCCATCAGCGCCATCGCCCAGCTAGGAGAGTGGATCTCGTCCTCTGGGATGTTCGGATGCACCAAGGTCGAACAGGGTCACATCATCGCCATGCAATGCCTGGCTGAGAAGAAGAGCCCGTTCGACATCAAGCGCACCTATCACCTCGTCAACGGCCAGCCTACGATGCGGGCCGACGCTATGCTCGCCGGCTACCGTGCCCGCGGAGGCAAGGTCATCTGGAAGCAGTTCGATGCCAAGATCGCTTCAGCTACATGGAAGTATGATGGCAACGAGATCGACATCAGCTATTCGCTCGACGACGCCAAGGCTGCCGGCCTGTATCCCGGGAAGCCGGGCTCTGGTTGGCAGAAGGATCCTGCCGCCATGCTCCGCGCCCGACTGATCTCAAAGGCGATCCGCATGATCGCTCCCGAGGTGGTCATGGGCATCTACACCCCGGAGGAAGCTCAGGACTTCGGTGCTGAAGCGCCCAGGGTCACTGTGACGAAGGCCGACGATTCTGCTGTCATCGGTAAGCTCGAGGCTCTGTTCGAGGCTCGCGAGGAAGAGGTCAATGCGTTCCTCGTCAGCACTGGCAAGATCAAGGAAGGCCAGAACTTCCGCGACCTCCCGACTGATGTGGCCAGCAAGGTCATCAGCAAGCCTGACCTGATCCTCTCCAAGCTGCCCAAGATTGAGACTGCGGAGGTGGTCGGATGAGCGCCGATCTGGTCTATCACATGCCGGCCGAGCAGTACCACGCCACTGTGGCCCTCTCGAAGTCCGGGCTGGATCAATTCCAGCGGTCGCCTGCCCATTACAAGGCATGGCTGGAAGGAGCCAAGGAGGAGGCAACTCCTGCCATGGTCTTCGGTTCCGCCTTCCACTGCGCGGTCCTTGAGCGTGATGAGTACGCCAAGCGGTACGTCATCTTCGAGGGTGATCGTCGCACCAAGGCCGGCAAGGAAGCCTACGAGGCCCTGCAGGCGTCAGGAGCCACGATCATCACGCGGGAGACCGCTGATACCATCGAGGCCATGAAACTGTCCCTGATGGCCCATCCGGCTGCTGGGAAGGCCCTCTACGCCGGCGACACAGAGGTGTCCGTGTTCAACACCTTCGACACCATCAAGGTCAAGGCACGCATCGACCTGCTCCCGGATCATCGTGAGCTGTACGATTCACTGGCCGACATCAAGACGACCCAGGACGCCTCCCCGGCTGCCTTCGCCAAGACTGCCGCCCAGCTTCGGTATCATGTGCAGGCCGCATGGTATCTGCGTTTCTTCCCAAACAAGAGGCGCTTCATCTTCATCGCCATCGAGAAGACAGCACCCTATGAGTGCGCGGTCTACGAGATGGATCAGTCTGCGATCGACCAAGGCAACGCCGAGATCGACAAGCAGCTCGAGTTCTTCAAATCCTGCCAGGAATTCAACTCATGGCCTGGATACAGCACAGCGATCGAGAAATTGACCCTGCCCAACTGGGCGTTCAAACCTACCCAAGAATAGACATGAAGTTCACCCTCAACCGTTCCGAAGCCGAGACCAAGACCTTTGCAGGTCCCGGCACATACACCGTCAGCATCCAGTCCGTGAAGGATGGTCCTCTGGACCGCAACGGAGACATCCCAACCCTGCTGCGTTACCGCTCCGATGATGGCTGCTCCATCACCGACCGCTTCTACGCGAAGGAGACCCAGATGTGGCGGATCAACCTGCTGGCGTCTGTCACCAACGTCGATCTGCCTGATGGTCAGGAGTTCGATCTGTCCAAGCCAGGATCTCTCACCAACCTGCTGACCCATTGGGTTGGCCAACGGCTGTCGATCACTGTCGATCAGGATGGTGATTACCTGCGCGTGAAGCGCCTCAATAAGGCGCCAGAGGAGGCTTTCTAGCCCAAGGCTAGGTGGGGAAACAAAAACCCCCGGGGAGCTACCAACTCCTCGGGGGTAAACCTACACAAGAACAATGCAACTGCAGCTCAGACCGTATCAAGAGGAGTGCGTCAGTCAAGTGCTGACGAAGTGGAACGATTTCCGCCGGCTCCTCGTCGTCCTGCCCACCGGGGCTGGCAAGACCATCATCTTCTCCCACATCGCCAATCGCCTGCCCGGCAGGGTCCTGATCGTGGCGCATAGGGAAGAGCTGCTGAATCAAGCGATACTGAAGCTCGAGTCCGCCACCGGCATCAAGGCGTCCTTGGAGCGTGCAGACTGCGTTGGCGATCGAGATGCCAAGGTGGTCGTCGGATCCATCCAGACACTCATGCGTCGCTGCACGCAATGGGCGCCTGATCACTTCACCCACATCATCATCGATGAGACGCACCATGTCGCCGCAGACAGTTATCAAGCTGTCATTCGGCATTTCAGCGGTGCCCGGCTGCTAGGTGTCACTGCCACACCTGACCGTGCCGACCAGCGTAGCCTCGGTGATCACTTCGACGAGATTGCCTACGAGCTGACTCTGGCCGACCTCATCAAGCAGGGGTTCCTGGCACCCATCCGAGTCCGCGTCTGTGACCTGTCCATCAACCTGACCAAGGTCGCCATTCGCGCCGGGGACTTCGAGGCAAGCGAGTGCGCCAACGCCATCGAGCCGCTCTTCGCCCAGATCATCGAGCAGATCCGGCAGTACGGCGGCAAGAAGGTGCTCGTGTTCCTGCCGCTCATCAGCACCTCCAAGATGATGACCGAGATGTTGACGGCCCGGGGCTTCAACGCCCGGCATGTGGACGGCACATCGGACGACCGGGCACAGACCATCGAGTGGTTCGCCAAGGTGGACTCCGGCGTCCTCTGCAACGCCATGCTGCTCACCGAAGGCTACGACGAGCCCACCATCGACACCATCGTCTGCCTGCGGCCCACCAGGAGCCGTGCGCTCTACACCCAGATCGTCGGTCGCGGAACCCGACTGTCGGACGGCAAACAAAACCTCCTCATTTTGGATTTTCTGTGGATGACTGGTAGGCACCGGCTCATCCGACCCACGTCGCTGTTCGCTGATGGCGAGGTCGCTGAGATCGCAGACAGGAACACCACCACCCAGGGTGAGTTCGATCCAGAAGCTGCGGCTGATGAGGCACGCAAGGAACGCGAGGCCAAGCTGGCTGCGGAGTTGGCCAAGAAGAAGCGGTTCGCCGGCCGGTTGATCAACCCGATCGAATGGGGCATGGCCACCGGGGATTCCAGCGTCGTCGACTACGAGGCCACCATGAAGTGGCACATGGAACCCGTGTCAGAGAAGCAGGCCGCCCTTCTGGCCAGCTACGGATTCGACCCGCGTCGCGTCGAGAACAAGGGCCATGCTTCTGCACTGATCGACTCCCTCATGGCACGGGGACGCCGTGAACTGGCTACGCCGAAACAGGTGAAGCTGCTCATGCAGCGTGGTCACCGGTACGCCTTCAAATACTCCAAACAACAAGCATCAACCTACATCGCACAACTATGCAAAAGACAATCATCGCCTGCGACCCCGGCGTCTCCGGCGCTTTCGCCTGCCTGATAGAGGAGGAGATCGCCACCCACTCCATGCCGGATACCCTCACCGACATCGTGAGGCTCCTGTCCCTCAACAAGACCGCTGTGTCTGAACTGTGGATCGAGGACATCCCGAAGTTCGCCGGCAAAGCCATCCCCTCATCAACCACCGCCGTCCTGTTCGACAACTTCGGCATCATCAAAGGCGCTGCCGTAGCCCTCGGCTATTCCCTGCATCGTGTGCCTCCAGTCAAGTGGCAGGAGCCGCTCGGCCTCGGCGGTCGCAAGTCCTGTGCAACTCAGCCTGAATGGAAGCGGAAGCTGCGGAACAAGGCGCAGGAACTGTACCCGCAGATCGATGTCACCTTGCAAAATGCCGATGCGCTGCTGCTCTTGAGTTACGCAAGGCAGAATCAGAAGTGAAACGGGACCGCAAATACTCAGCCTGGTATCAGCATCGCCTCGAGGAGGCAAAGAAACCCCGTCCCATGACCCAGAACGAAAAGGACTCCTTGCACATGTCCAACAACGATCTTCTCGCCGAGGCCAAGAGCCTTGTCCAGAGGGCCATCGATCGCGGCTGGATGAGCTATCCCAAGAGGCTCACCGTCGCAGACCTGAAGAAGCATTATGATCAAGAAATCCAAAAAGGGTTACACCGTGACATCAAAGACCAGTGACAAGAAGATGGGCACCTACCCATCCAAGAAGCAGGCCATCAAACGCATGCTTCAAGTCGAGTACTTCAAGAACAAGAAAGCCTAGGCTACCAACCTACATCCAATGACCTCACAAGAATTCCAAGCAATCCTCAATGGCTTCGGCGCCTTCTCATCCGCGCTCATCGCGGTGTCCTGGGTGCTGATCTACTTCGTGCAACTGCAGGAAGACGCTCGTCGCTTTGTCCTGTCCTTCGGACTCGGCGTCGGGCTCTGCCTCCTTGGCATCTACTTCCTCCTGATGACATTCACTCGGTTCGTCGAGTAAGGAGGAACCGCCATGACACCCATTGAGCGGGCCAGACTCTGGCTCGCAAAGCTCCCTCCTGCCATCTCGGGTCAAGGTGGCCACAACCAGACCTTCACCGCAGCACGCGGCCTCTGTTGGGGATTCTGCCTCGACATCAAGGACGCCTACGACCTGCTCGAGGAATGGAACCGGTCCTGCCAGCCCCCATGGCATTCCCGCGATCTCACCCACAAGATCAAGCAGGCGTCCACCCAGCCCTTCGGCTTCCCACGCGGATACCTGCTCAACGCCGGGCACGAATCCACGCCGGCTGCCAAGGTCGACATCACGCGCTACAAGCTGCCCAGCAAGACGCCTGTGCCCATGACCGAGTCCACCCAGCCTCAGATTCCCGGGGAGGAGTTCGTGGCCTTCCTCAAGGCAGCCTTTGTGCAGGATGAGGTGGTCTGCATCTGCAATGATGTATCGGACGAGGGCAAGCCGCAGACCGCAGGCTCGTTCATGACTCGTGAGCAGTGGATCGAACGGTTCAGTGGGCCAGACTCTCCGCTCCTGAGCCCCGCCGGCATGGGCGCATTCGTCCGCATCAACCCATTCATCGCCAACGACTACTCGGGAGCCGACAAGGCTGTGTCCTCCTATCGCCATGTGCTCGTCGAGATGGATGCGTCGGCCAAGGAAGAGCAACGCAGGATCCTCGTCGACTCCGGCCTGCCCATCACTGTCCTGATCGATTCCGGCGGGAAGTCCATCCACGCATGGGTCCGCGTCGATGCCGTCGACCGCGCCCAATGGGACGAGCGTCGGGACATCATCTACAACACCCTCGCCGCCCAGGGAATCGATCCCAAGAACAAGAACCCATCACGCTACTCACGCCTGCCCGGAGCCCACCGGTCCGGGGAACGCCAACGCCTGCTCGCCACCCATGTCGGAGCCGAGACCTTCGAGGTGTGGCAGCAGAACCTCGAGTTGGCCAGTGACACCGACACCGCCGTCTCAGTCGATGACCTCATCGCCTTCTCGCCCACCAACGATCCCGACAACCTCGTCGGTAATCGGTGGCTGACACGCGGCTCCTCCATGATCCTGTCCGGCGGCTCCGGCATCGGTAAGTCATCGCTCCTCATGCAGCTCTGCATGCAGTGGGCAGTCGGCCGTGACTTCTTCGGCATCGGCGGCGAGCGACCGCTACGCATCGGCGTCGTGCAGGCTGAGAACAACACCGGTGACCTCGCAGAAGCATTCCAGGGTGTCGCCCGGGGCCTAGGACTCAACCCGGAGGAGCACGAGCGTCTGCGGGCCAACCTATCCTTCCGCACCGAGACCGTCCGCACAGGCGCCGCATTCCTCGACTACGCACGGCGCTTCATCATCAAGGCCAAGCTGGACATGATCATCTGCGACCCGCTCTTGTCCTACTTCGGATCGGACCTCTCCAATCAGGAGTCGGTCTCTCTGTTCCTCCGCAACCAGCTCCAGCCCATCCTGCAGTCCACCGGCGTCTGCTGGATCTGGATCCATCACATCGCCAAGCCGGCCAAGGAACGCGATGGGGAGCCGCCCACCCTCATGGAGCTGGCCTACTCAGGATTCGGATCCAGCGAGCTGACCAACTGGGCTCGCGAGATCGCTGTCATACAGGAGGTCGGCCACCACACCCCACGCAAGTTCAGGCTCGCGTTCTGCAAGCGTGGCGGCCGCCTCCCGAGGGCTGTGCTGCCCATTGCCCATTCAGATCAGGGCATCAATTGGGTTGAGTGGAATCCGCTGGTGTTCCGGCAAGATAGTCAATCCCAAGGCGCTTCTCGAGGACGGCGAGGCGCTCGTCCTGGAGCTCGTCAGACCCAATCAGGAAGCGGTACTTCGAACCAACTTCCGCCTTCAGATCGCTGATCGCCTTCACCTCCTGCCTGATCTCGGCAATCGCCTTCTCAAGATTAGGCAGGAGGTTCTTCCATTCAGCCATGGTGGCATTGATCGCGTCCACACGGGCGTAGATCTCGTCCATGTCCTCGTTGAGCTTCTTGATCTCCTTCTCGCGCTTGCGGGTCCAGGTCTTATCGCGCTGGATGTCCTTCTTAATCTCCCCCAGCTTGCGGTTCATCATCAGGTCGGCGTCCTTCTCCGTATCAGGAAGCCATTCGCAGCCATGCCATACCGCATGCACGCGATCGTAGATGAGAACCCGGCTGCTGGGATTCCGCATGGAGTTAAACGCCTTCTGAGCCACCTCCATGGGCACATCCATGGTTTCCATGATGTGGGCCAGAACATCGGAGTCCTCCGGGTTCGGGTTGTGGGTCATTGGTGGCATGCTGCTGAACTGAGCACGCAGTGTGGTAGTCTTGCCGTCGATGTAGATGTAGGCCATAGGGATGTAGGTGATAGTGGAAAAGGAGAGGATGGTCAAAATAATTTTGGAGAGTCGTGGGCACCGCTCTCAACAAATACCTAGAGAAAGTGCCTATCCTCCCCTAATAGGGAGGCAATAACGCCTACCTAATAAGTAGGCTGCTCCGGGGTCCCCCTCGCCTGCTTCTTGGCTTTGAGGCCAAGCGGCGGAGGCCCCGGAGCTACCCCTCCTCTATGCTGCATATGCCGCATATGGAGGTAAGGTCGTATGATGGGTATGGGGTGATCATGGGCTGGTGGGGCTAGGCAGGTAGGTGGGTAGGCGGATAGGTGGTCAGGTGGGTGGGTGGCAGATGCTGGGTGCAGGAATGGGGTTGGGTCCATGGGCAGGAATGGCCATTGCTGCGCCGGAAAGGGGCCTAGGAGGCATTTTGATGGGCGAGATGGTAGATGACAGCGGAAATGGGGTATGGGGGTCTTAAAACGGATTTGGGGATTTCCGAATTTCCAGGAAGCCTATGGGGGGTCGGAATCAGAAGTGGGCCACCCGAATTTCCAGAGTCTGTATAGGGAATCGAACTCACGAGGAATCCTCGTAGGTTGCCAGGCCATAGGGGGGGAGTGGCCTACTCCAGGGGAGTACTGGGCGTTAACGATAAAGGTTTAACGTTAAACGGTAACGTTAAAGGATAGGGGTATGGGCAGGCTACAGGTTAACGCTATCGGATCTGGGCAAAGAAAAGCCCCACCTTGCTAGGGTGGGGTGGGGTGGGGTGGGCTAGGCTAGGGTAGGATGAGCCCTTTCGGGTTCCGTCTGGCAGAGCGTATGGTCGACTTGTCTAGGTGCATTCCATGATACGTCACCGTATACCAACCGGGGTGTATCCGCTTGATTCCGACATAACGCAACAAGTCGTTGTTGGTGGTACCGGCCCACCATGCGTCGCAAGTGTGGATTTGAATGGTTTTCACGGGAGTAGAAGCCACGTCCAAAGCAAAAGCCATAGGATGGCTAGGGCGAGCATGCCGTCGAGAAGGGGTGTCATAGGCAGTCCTTCCGATGGATTGAGTCCATGGCTTCCCAATAGGCTTCATCGCCTATCGGCTCACCGTTGCGGGTGATTTCGTACGTCAGGAAGGCTCCGGATCCGTTGCGCTTTGCAACGCACGCAGCATGCCGACGACGTGCTCGAATCGCAGCCTCAAGGGTCCGGTGTCGACTAATCAGACAGCCGTTGAAGGTGTCGCGTAGGTGGTACATTACAGTCCCTTTCCCATGGTGAGAATTACGGTGATCCCCTGGCCGGCCGGGGTTGCGAGCACACTACGGATGTGCGATTCCCCATGCTCTTTCCAGCACGAGTCACAATACGCTCGAGTCGCGACTATGTCCGGGCCCCGCATGAGGTCGACAGAAGCGACACGGCGGATATCCAGCAGTCCGTCGCACACCGGACACCACATTTGCCGGCCGCACTGGTATCGGATGAGGTCACGGGTGATTTTGCGTTGCATGTACCCTTCAGGCTGGTTGAGGGTGATAGGTAGGGGTGTGGTTTCTTGTGTTTGCATGTCTTGTGTTTGTTTGGGTTTTACTTGCTACAGGCTACTTGGGAAACTTTCCGGGCTCCGGTTCCATGGGGCAAAAATCCGATGATCAGGCCGCGGTCAGCTCGCGAGCATAGTCTGCATGTGGCACACGTCGTGGTGTCGCTGCGTTGCGCTGGGCAAATCACGACACGGTTTCCGGCTGGCGTGGTGAAACGAGCGGGACTGCCAGGCGGAACAACGGTCGCGACTGGCAGGCCAGTGCGCGCCAGGCGGTCCGCGTGCTCAACGTTGTTTCCGCTTAGGTTAACAACGAAGCCCTGGGCAACGGCCGACCGTACGGATCGCCGGTTAGCCTGGACAACGGCCGAAGGGACGCCGGGAGTCTGGATTACAGGCTTATGGGTATAGGTGAAGCCGCGCTTGCCTGCGCTTGCCCTGGCCAACTGGTTCAATCGTACGCTGTCGATTCGATTTCCGGCACCCGGCAGGTCTCCAGCTTGGTTGTGTCTCCACAGTTGAGACTCGGGAAGGGAACGGATCCGACTGAGGAAAACGGTCCACGGTTCGCCACGGGTGCCTTTGCTTACGGCCGACCAATGGATTTTGAGCGGGCCACTGTCAGCATAGCATCCGGCACCCTTGAAAGGGCAGGCCGGGGAACAGGTTGAGTCGGGCGACGTTGAGACGGGAATGGGGCCCGTTTTCTGGTTCGTGGATTGGAGAGTGAGATGGACGTTCATTGTGTGTGGTTGGTTGAGGGTTAAGCGAGGAAGACATGGCACCAGCTTCCATCAGGCATTTCACCCGAGACGAAGGGACGATCCCATGGGTACCAGCCGCCAGTGTCGTGGGTAGTGCGAAGCTTAGCCTGCAGCGCTTCGGCTGCAGCGCGGTGGCAGAGCCCGCCGGTATGTTCATACGGGTACGGTATCGTGACACAGTGCCGGTCCATAGTCGCGCGGATGCGGGCGCCAAGGGTGTCGGTGGTGGCAAGGAAGCGGGTGTGGATAGCGTAATACATGAGGGTAAGGGTTGAGGGTTACAGGATTACCCAGGCTAGCCAGAAGGCGGCCGCTCCGATGAGGAGCACAAGGATGGAACCAAGGGTTTCGAGGGTTTCTTTGTTGTTCATAGTGTAGTGCGTTAGCTAGGACGGGATAGGTTCTACGTCAGGAAGGAAGGGTTGTCAACGGGGGATTTTTTGGGTACTGGATCCAGAGTGAAGACGAGCACCAAGACGAAGGGTAAGACATCGGATGTCCTGGCGGTGGGACATGTCGTGTCCGATGGTGGGAAGGAAGTGAAGAAGAGGAAGAGGGGAAGGCCTGCCCTTCAGTTAAAGGAAGAAGACAAAAAGAGAATGATCGCTGGAATCGAATGCGGCATCCCGGTTGAGCGCCTTTTGCCGCTCGTTGGGTTCCAGCCTTCGTCCGGTGGGTGGTCTCGTTTCCTTCAGCGCCATCCGGACTTCGCTCGCGAGGTGGAACTTGCCAAATCGAGGGGGGAAGTCGACTTGGTGCTCAACGTCCGGACTGGTTCACAAGGCTGGCAAGGCGCCGCCTGGCTTCTCGAGCGTGCTCGTGGCTACGTTGCTCGTGCCAGCATGGAACACACAGGCCGAGGCGGAACCACATTAACTATTGCCCATCAACTACTTAGCTCAGTAGCAGAGCGGGAGAGGTGAATTGAATGTAACCTTTACTGTGCACAAAAACGCCGTTCGTTAGCGTTAACCTGGCATTGTTCCACGTGGAACATTACTATCGTTAAAGGACCACGGGGGTAGGGGGACCCCCACGGGGGGGGTGGGTTTAGATTTAGCCCCCCATTCCCCCACCAACCCCATTTCCAACTGTTGCAACACTTGACAACATAGCGCACATGGTGCAACACTGCGTCCTGCTATGGGCAAGATGACTGTGCAGAGGGTGGCCGACGTGGGTCCTGCGGATCCGGGTATGAGCCAGGAGTATTTCAACGAGAAGTATCGGGCGTGGCTGCGGAGGCGTGGCTTGACGGATCCGAGCTTTGCGGAGGAGCTGAGGGCATTGGAGGAACGGCGGGTGTTGAACTTCAAGAGGGGGCGTGCGGGTAGGAGAAGGAAGGGCTAGGCATGTGGATACTACCCAAACAACTACACACATCAGCCTTTGCGCTGGGTACGGAGGCATTGATCTCGGACTTAAGCGAGCAATCCCAAATCTCCGCACAGTCGCTTTTAGTGAGATCGAAGCCTTTGCCTGTGCGAATCTGGTCTCGAAAATGGAAGCGGGACTCTTGGACCCAGCACCTGTCTGGACGGATCTTAAGACCTTCCCTTGGCGATCATTTCGTGACCGCGTGGACATCCTCTCTGGCGGCTACCCTTGCCAGCCATTCTCCTCAGCCGGGAAGCGACTCGGCAAGGACGATCCTAGACACCTCTGGCCTTACATCGCAGACGGAATTCGGATTCTCCAGCCAGCCTTGTGTTTCTTTGAGAACGTCGAGGGACACATTACCCTCGGGTTGCGTGACGTTCTCGACGACTTGGGACGAATGGGTTACCGAACGACGTGGGGCATATTCTCGGCGTCGGAAGTTGGCGCTCCCCACCAGCGGAAAAGGGTATTCATCTTGGCCCACCGCAGCGGCGCGGGACTTCCGCGACACTGGGGACTTGAGCACGTCGGACTATCGGAAGGACGGCAAGCTGAGGAAGGATGTGCTGCCGAGGGCGGTGAGTCTGGATCAGCGGGGGTACTATGGCCTAGTCGCCCCGGTCAGCACCAATTCGGATGGGAACCGCCCCGCGTCGTGGGCGACACCGAGAGCGAACAAGACCGAGGGCTACAGCAGCCCGGAGTTCAGACCGACGCTGCATCAGCAGGCGCAGAGCTGGGCGACACCGAGGACCGGAATGGCGAGGGGCAACGACTTCAGCTACGACAGGGGCAGAGGGAATATCGAGGAGCAAGCGGGAGCGAGCGTGATGGGCGGCGGCAAACTCAACCCCCGCTGGGTGGAGACCCTAATGGGTCTTCCAGTGGGATGGACTATGCCAGGCTGTGCGTCTCCTGTGACAATAGGACAGATGAGTTGAGGTTGTTGGGCAATGGAGTTGTACCAGCGACGGCGCACAAGGCGTTTGTGGAACTTTGGAAGGAACTTGAACAATACAGGAGGAACAGATGAGCGATCGAACGTCACATCACGAGTGGCAGATTGGTCCGGAGCGGTGGGTTGTGGATTCGGAGTTTGCGCGGAGGCTGGAGGATGAGATTGGCCAACTGCGTGAGCGGGTGGAGGAGTTGGAGGCGCTGCTGACTGGAGAGCGGTGGACAGATCAAAAGGGGGCCAAGTCAGAGCACGCCGCAGACGCCAAGGCGCTGGCCGAGGTGATCCGAATCGTGGAGGCCAAGCCGTGAAGTACACGATAGAGAAGTACCCCAACTGCCCTCCTAGACATGGGTTCTCGATCTTCAGTCCAGACTACCGCACGAGGCTCAGGGACATTGCTCCGATAGGAATAGTCCGAGAATTAAACAAGCTGCTGCGCCGGATTCAGCAGTTGGAGAAGGAGTCCGGTAACAAAAACAGGTAAGTATTCATTACATATGAACGATACAGACGCGCAGTGTAGCGAGCAGGAGGAAGTGTACAGGCTCACGCTCAAGGGTCTGCTGCAGGCGAGGCTGGGTCACGATCAAGGCAATGAGATCTACGACATGCTTGAGCTGTATTGCAGGCGCAATGGTTGCGGCATGGCTATCGAGGATGGCAGGCTGGGATTCGTGAACATGGAGCCTGTGGAATGAAAGCCACCCTCGAGTTTCAGTTGCCAATGGAGCAGTACGAGCATCGGGCTGCCTTGCTGGGGATGGCCTACAAGGCCGGGCTCGAGGGCATACGCCAGGATCTGCGCGGCAAGATCAAGTACGGGCATGAGTTCAAGACAGCCGATGAGGCACTGGAATATGCGTACAAGCTGGTGTGCGACACGATCATGGAATGTGACAACGAGGGGCTGGAGTAGGCCATTGCCTTGCAAGATGCTAGGGGATCATGGCGTATATGCGGAATCGTGAATGTGGTGAGGAAGTGGAAGCGCGTGATGGCGGTGGGCTGTTCACATGGATCGCGGGCCAACAAGCAGGCGTTGGCTGCGGTCCTGCGTTTCCGCGATGCCTATAAGCCGATGCATGTGATCCACCTGGGTGATGCGTATGATCTGTCCGCGCTCAGAGCTGGAGCACTGGCCAACCCGAGTGCTGCAGATGCGGCCGACGACTATATGGACGACATCGATCAGGGTCGGAAGTTCCTGAACGATTTGCGGCCGACGGTGTTCACTCTCGGGAACCATGATGAGCGGGCCAAGATGTATCTCACTCATCACAACTCGGTGGTGAGGGGATTTGCTGAGGCGGTGTGGCAACGCATGATCGAGCCGATCAAGAGGCATACGAAGGTGTTCATCGAGCATCACGGGGTGTTGCCGAATTGCTGGTATGAACTGGGCGGATTCAAATGGGGACATGGAACACTCTACTCGGAAAACTTCCTGCGGGACTCAGCCGAGACCTGGGGCAACTGTGTCGTGGCTCATGCCCACCGGGCTGGTGCAGCTTGGGGTCGACGGAGTGACGGTCCGTGCGCGTTGTCCCCCGGAACGTTGGCCGATGTTCCTGCCATGGAGTACGCTCATCGCCGCCGGGGCACGCTGGCGTGGTCCCATGGGATCGTCTTTGGAGAGGTGACGGACGACAAGGCACAGCTCTATGTGCATCAATGGCCGCAGCACGAGAAGGTATGGACTCTGCCCAGCTTCTGAAGGAACTGAAGGCTGCCATCTGCTGTCAGGCGGAGCGTGTGCCTGCGGGTTGGAAGACGATGGCTCAGTTGGCCAAGGATTGGGGCATGAGCGTGTCGCAGGCAATCAGGTTGGTCCGTAAGGGAATTGATCTGGGCACGATTGAGCAGAAGAAGTTTCGCATTCCCAATGGCAGGAGAGGAGTCTATCCGACATGGCACTATCGCTGGAAGAAGGGGTGAGCATCACCTACAAGGTTGTGGACAAGCAGAGCAAGACCGAGGAAGCATCTGCTCGTTCCCATGAGTGTGGGG